GGCCCGAGCGCGTGGCGAAGCAGATCGCGCGGGAGCTGGGCTTCGGCTCGGCGTTTGGAGGTTAAGTAGTGGCCGTCCCGACCATCACATCGATCAGCCCGGCGGCGGGGCTCACGCGGGGCGAGCAGTGGATCGCGATCATCGGGACTAACTTTCGGCTCCCGGTCATTCCCTCCGCCCCGAGCGGGTATCTCGGCGGCGCGGCGCGGCCGTCCGTCAAGGTGACGATCGGCGGCGTGCCGTGCGAGTACGCGGAAAGCGCGACAACCGAGCTGGTGTACTGCAAGGTGCCCCGCTGGGCGGGATCGCCGAGCGCGACGTTTCCTATCGAGCTGGACGTCCGCCTCGCGAACCTCGACGACGACGGCAACGAGATCGCGGGCGAGGCCGTGGTCGAGGTGGACGGGTGGACCTATCACCGCCCCCCGCTCACCGAGGCGTGCTATTTGAAGCGCATCGTCGACGAGCTGATCACCCTCTTGCGGCGGCACGTGCTGCCCAACGTAGCGGTGACGATTTCGCGCGAGTGGGACGACAACCCGGCAACCATCGAGCGGCTACGCGATTCCGCGCCGTCGATTCACCTCGTCGGGCCGCGCCTCACGCTGAACCGCTTCGATTCCATCAACCGCGAGAATGCGCAGGCCGAAGCGTCCGATCCGACCTATTACCAGCGGCGCAAGGTGCCGGTGACGAGCGATCTAGAGTTCGACGTCCGGATCTTCGCCGCGAACCCGTACCACGCGACGAATCTGATTCAGGCGTTTTTGCTCACGTGGCGGGACATCACGGAGATCGCGATCCTGCGGGATCCGTCGGACGCGTCGTTGGGATATGGTAGCTACGACATCGAGATCCCGTGGGACCGGTATCCGGACATGGACGCGGCGCCGAGCTATAGCGATCTCGTCACCATAACGACGGGCCTAATGATCGCTGGCGTGCATCTGGACGACGAATCGGGTACCATGATCGAGCGCGGTATGACGATCTGGGCCAACGACGGGGAGCCCGTCGTCGAGCTGGAAAGCGTTTAGGAGACACCCATGAACACCATCACGATATTTAATCTGAGCGACCGTCCGCGGACCTTCGATTTGCCACACCAGGAGGTGTGTGTGAAGATCGGCCGGTGTCTGTGCCACCGGAACGGGGCGCCGCGGTCGGTGCTCTTCAGGGCAAAACGCGTAGCCCACAAGGGGATCCCGGAGTACGTGCTCCTCGCGAAGCGGATCCGCGCGGCGGTGGACGCTGGCGAGCTGCGCGTCTTCGAGGACCATGCGGTCCCTGCGGAGCCTTCGAGAACAGCGGGAACGGCCAAGAACACCTCAACGAAACCACGCAAGAAAAAGACGCGCCGATCGGCGCTAAAGGAGTAAGCAATGGCTAGCACTGAGCTTCTTGCAAGCAAGGTCGTAATTCTCGAAGAGGAGCCGCAAATCCCCGCGATTGCGGCGCTTCCGAGCGCGGTGCTGTTGGTCGAGGGGATCTGCGAACGTGGGCCCATTAACGATCCGCAGCTCGTGACCTCGTTTGGCGAATACGTCAAGACGTTCGGGGGCTTCACTTCGGACGCCGAGGTGGCCCTCGCGGTGCACGGATACCTCACCGGCGGCGGTGGGTTCGCCTGGGTGAACCGGGTCGTGCACTACACCGACCTCACCGACCCCGCTGCGCACGCGGCGGCCAAGGGGCAGGTGAACCTGCAAAATAGCGGCTCGGCGGCCACGCCGGGCAGCGTGGACACCACGGCGACGGGGCCCTTCAACATGATCGCCGAGTCGAGCCTGACGCTTGTCATCTCGATTGACGGCGGTGCGACGGACACGGCCACGATCACCGCGGTCGCGGCGACGCTGACCAGCGGATCGGCGGAGACCTACAACCTGAGCGCGGGCGGCGAAACGCTCACGGTCAAGGTGGACCGGGGGCCCGTGCAGACGGTGACCTTCCAACCGGCGATGTTTGCGGCACCGGCGGCGGCGACGGCGGCCGAGGTGGCGGCGGCCATCAACGCGCAGCTCCTCGGGGCGAACGCGGACACCGACGTTGCGGGCACCTCCGTCGTAATCACGTCTGACCGGCGCGGCTCCGGGTCCTACCTGGAGGTGACCGGCGGCACGGCGAACGCGGGGATCCTGGACTTCTCGACCTCCGAGGTCGACGACGGCGGCGCGTCCAACGTGTCCGACCTGTCCTCGGTGACCGGGTCCGAGATCGAGGCGATCGTCGAGGGCGCGGTGGCCGGATGCAGCGTGACGGTCAACGGATCGGGCACGCTCACCTTCGCCACCACGGACACGGGGGCGGCGCACACCATCCAGATCGACGCCACCTCGGGGCTCGACACCTTCCTCGGGCTGGACAACGCGGTGCACACCGGCGCGGACGCGACGCCGGAGAACACCCTGCAAGTCGATGGCAAGTACTTCGGGGCGTACACCGACACCATCACGATCACCATCGAGGACGCGACCAGCGGGGACACCGAGGAATTCAACCTGAAGGTGCTCGACGCGGGCGTGGTCAAGGAGGTGTTCCCGAACGTGACTATGGACGACGACGCGACCAACTTCGTCGAAACGGTGATCAACGACGAAAACTTCGGATCCGACCTGATCGCGGTGACCGATCTGGACGTCGTGGGCACGGTGCTGCAACAGCGCCCTGCGAACGGCACCAGCTCCGCCATGGCTGGCGGGGACGACGGCATCTCCGCGATCGTCGATGCGGACTACCAGGGCAACGCAGCGGGCCCCACGGGCTTGTACGCGTTCGACCGCGTGTCAAGCGGCACGATCCTGGTGATCCCGGACGCCTCCGCGAACGTTCAGCTTTCGATGCTGGAGTACGCGGCGAGCTGGCGCAACGGGTCCATGTTCGTACCCATGTCGATCCCCGAAGGCTACACCGCTGCGCAAGCGGTGACCTACCTGACCTCGAACGGGCTGCTGGAAAATAGCTATGGCGAGTTCGGGGCCATGTATTGGCCACGGATCAAGGTCGCGAACCCGCAACCGGCGGTCTTCGGCGACGACGACCTGATCACCGTGGACCCGGCGCCGTGGATCGCGGGCACGTATGCCCGGAACGACCAGAAGATCGGTGGCGTCTACGAGTCCCCGGCGGGCATCGGTGGCGGCTACGGCGTGATCAACGGGATGCGCGGGGTCGAGGATGACCCCGGCGGGCAGACCGAGCACGCGGTCCTCGACGAGCGCACGCGGGATCTCGTGTATCCCAAGCGCATCAACCCGATCACCAAGCTGCCGAGCACCGGCTGGCACATCGACGGCGGGCGCACGCTGAAGAGCACGGGCAACTTCCCGAACGTGGGCGAGCGGCGCGGCGTGGTCTTCATCGAGCAGTCTGTCAAGGCCGGGCTGGTGGTCTTCAAGCACAGATTCAACAACCGCGAGAACCGCAAGAAAGCGGAGCGCACGATCCGGCAATTCCTGATCCGCGAGATGAACAAAGGCGCGTTCCGCAGCACGAACCCGGCGGAGGCGTTCTTCGTCGACGCGGGCGAGCAGCTCAACCCGCTGGCAAACGTGTTCGCCGGGATCATGACGATCCGGATCGGCCTTGCGACCAACAAGCCGAACGAGTACATCGTGGTGCTGGTGACGCAGGACACCCGCGGGCTGGCCGACGCGGCATAAGGAGGATAGGACATGGCGACGCCTGTAAACTGGTACAAGAAATTCAAATACGTGATCCAGATCGACGGGGTGGCGCGGGCTGCGTTTACCACGTGTTCCGAGTTGCGCATCAACGCCGAGACGGTCACGCACCGCGAGGGCGGGCGGCTTCACGCGCACAAGGCGCCGGGGCTGATCGAGTTCCCCGCGATCACCATGGATCGGGGCGTGACCAACGATCTCGATCTGTACTCCTGGATGCGCGACACGTTCGACGCGGCGGTGGGCACGGGGCTCGTGACGCCCGACCTTTACCGCACGTTCGACATTGTGCAGTACGATCGCTCGGGCGAGGAGCTGGAGCGCTACACCGTGTACGACGCATGGTGCAAGGAGTATAGCGCGGGCGACTGGGACAACAACGCGAACGAGGTGCGCATGGAGCAAGTCGTAATCGAATGCGACTACTGGGAGCGCACCCCGGCGTAGTGGTATGAGCCGCCCCGGGCGGCATTAGGGCACGCGGAGGCCGGGCCACGGTGGCTCGGCTTCTGCGCTGCACCTCGAAAAGCAGGAACAGGACAACTAAGGAGAGAACGATGCAGCGGGAGACCTTCAGCTTGCCGAGTGGCGCAAAGATCGAGTTACGGCAGATCCGTCTAGCCGAGGAGAACGCCCTCGCGGCAGGCATGGCCAAGAGTTCGGGGGAGCAGCAGCAACAACAGATTTTGTCCGACGTGCTGACGGCATGCACGGAGCGGATCGTCGATCCGGGGCCGTACCACTTCCTCAAGCCAGGCGACAAGCCCAACTGGCGCAAGATGCTATCCGGGGACCGGGTCGCGACCATGATCCTCCTGCGCGTGCTGAGCTACCGCGACCGCGACCGCTACCACGTGGGCGGCGTGCGGTGTCCGGCGTGCGGGCGGCGGAGCGACTTCGAGGTCAACTTGTTCGAGGACCTCGTTTGGCGGGACCTGGACCCCGAGGCGCGCGAGCTGTTGGAGCAGGGCAAGGCGTTACAGATCTCGCTCGGTGACGCGCGGATCACGTTCACCTTTGCCACCGGCGAGACCCAGGAGCTGGCAACCGCCCTAGCGGAGCAGCACCCGGACCGCGCGGTATCGGCGGGCATGCGCTCGCGGATCCTGGACGTGTGCTTGGACGGTTCGGACGAACCGATCCCGCGTGCGCGGATCATGGATTGGCTGGACGGCACGGGCGACACCTACGAGGGGCTGACCTCCGACGACGCCGAGGAGATCCGCGCGGCGCTGGACGAGGTCGACTGCGGGATCGATACCGATCTCGAGCTGACCTGTCCCGGCGTCGGGTGCGGGAACGAGTTCGCGGTGCAGCTCCCTTTCGACGGCATGTTCGCGCCCCGCACGGGATCGCGAAAGAGCAAGCGCCGCCGTGGGCGGGTGTGCTCGGCGGACTAACCGCGGAGAACATCCTCGACCTTCGGATGGCGCTCACGTGGCAACCCCTCTTCGGTGGGGGGTTCCGCATATCCTGGGGTGAGACCATGGATCTCACCTCGGAAGAGGCCGAGCGCATGATCGACACCGCGATCGAGTGGGGTCAAAAAGAGCGTAAGGCGATGAGCGGCAAACAGTGACCGCGAAGGAGCCCCCATGGCAATGAATCAATTCGGGATCGGCATGGTCTTCAGGGGCACCGACGGGGTATCCCCGGTTGCGCGGCGTATCGGATCAAGCCTGTTCGGGTTGCGGCAAAAAGCCGAAATGTCTATGGCCGGAATGAACCGTGCCATGGCTGGTGCTGTGGTGGGGTTTCAGGCAATGCAGGCCGGGTTCGGCATGGCCGGGATGGCCAAGGGCATGGCCGATATGGCGGGGCAGTTCGAGGAAAAGATGGCCTCTATCGGGGTGATCTCGGGGGCGACGGCCGAGCAGATGGACCAACTGCACGACTCCGCGCTCGATGCCGCGCTGGCGACGCAATTCTCGCCAGACGAGGCCGCCGAAGGGTTGCAAACCATGGCGGCGATGGGGCTGACGGCGAAAGAGTCGACCGAGGCCCTCGTCCCTGTGCTGGACCTCGCGGCAGGGGCAATGGGGCAGTTGGGCCTAGCGGACGCCGCGGATGCTGTGGTTGGCACAATGAAGGCGTTCGGCATGGAGGCGAGCAACGCGACAACGGTGACGGACAAGCTACTCAAGATCACCACGCTGACCAATTTTCAGGCGCGGGATTTCGGGACCGGGTTAGCCCGCGCGGCGTCGACCGCGAAGCTGTTTGGGCAGAGTCTCGACGACGCGTTGATCCAGATGGGGTTGCTCCGGAACCTCAACATCGAGGCATCGGTGGCGTCGACGTCGCTGCGTGAGTCGTGGAGGCGCCTCGCCGCAGACGCGAAGGCTCAGCAGGTGGTCATGTCGCAGGGGGTCGAAATCTTCGATAAGGAGACCGGCAAGACGCGGCAGCTCATGGACGTCATGACCGACCTCGCGGAGAAGACCGAGGACCTCACCGACAAGGAGCGTAATCGGATCGCCGTGCAGGCGTTCGGCGTGCGCGGTATGGCGGCGTTTAATGCGGTCGTGGATGCGCAGGCGAAGGCCATGATCAACGGCGTCGAGGTGACGATAAAAGGTGCCGATGCGGTCAACTATCTGCGGAAGCAGATGCAAGACGCGTCTGGTGCCGCCGCGGAGATGCGCGAGAAGCTGCTTGATACCTACGAGGGGCAAAAAAAGCTGATCAAGGGATCGCGGGAGGCGCTGGGGATTGTTGTCGGCGAGGCGGCGACGAAGCTTTTCAAGCCGCTGGCGCGCATGATCTTCCATGTAATATCCGGGATCGCAAACTTCATGCGAGAGATCCCGATGGAAGCGCGGCAGGCGCTCCTCGGCATTGTGACCGCGTTCGGTACGCTAATTGGGACGGCTGGGGCGGTCATCGCGTTTAGCGCGGCTATGAATTTCTTGGGGCTATCGATCGGCGGTGTCATCGTCACGCTGGGTAAGTTTATGTTGTTCATGGGGCCAGCGATGCTCCTGGTTGGGGGCATGGCGGCGACGATCGCGGCAGTAGCAAAGGCGCTCAAGTCGAACGTTGGCGGGATCGGCGACTGGTTCGCGAGCTGGGCAAAGAAGATCAAGCTTATATGGAGCGGCGTTACTGATATAATCTCTGGCAAGGGCTATGTCTCCGAAAAGACTTTCAAGCGCATGCAAAAAAGCGGAAACGAGGGGCTGCTCCCGGTTATTCGGAACATCGCAGGGTGGGTTAAACGCTTGCAGGTTTTTTGGGATGGGCTCAAGGAGGGCTGGCTCCAAGCGATCGATGCATTGCAGCCAAAACTGGAGCTCCTGCGCCGCACCTTCGGCGGTATCCTCGATCGATTTTTGTACGACGGGGATAGGCCAGCGGAGACTATGGAAAAGTGGTACACGGCCGGGCAAAGAGCGGGCAAGTCGATCGGCAGGCTCGGCGAGATCATGATCGACTGGCTGAACGAGTCGGCTCCCAAGATCGAGAGCATGTTGAATAGTCTGCGTTCACTGTCTGCGGACGACATCAGGGGGGGGATCGTTGGGGTTGTGGAAACATTCCGGTCTATGCTCAAGGTGATCCGGCAGCTCGTTGGGTTCGTAAGGGTGCTCGCGAACTTCTTTGACTGGATCGGCAGTTCCATCGGAGAAAACATCGGAGGGTTTTCCCGGTATGCGCAGATGATGACCGGGCAAATGTCGATGAAGGAGTACTACGCCGGGCGCGCGCGCGCCGCGGAGGATGGCGGGGAGACCGGGCGCGCATGGCGCGAGCTGACGAGTGCATGGGAGCAGATGACGACTGGGCGGGATACGGAGTCCCGACGCATCCGTGAGCAAAACGATCGCCTCGCGAGTATGTTGAAACGGCACCGAGCGATTCAGGAGTGGGTCGATACCCCGGCGGCGCAGTGGACCCAGACGGCCAGATCGTTCGAGGAGGCAAACCCGGCAATGCGCGAGCAGTACGTCGGCGAGATGAACCGGCTCGCGGATGCGATCAATAAGCTGGCGAAGCGTCCGATGGTCGCGAAAGTCACGATCGACGAAATCGGGAAAAGCTCGATCGCGCACGCGCAAGCCGAGGCGGATCGCGAGCTGTTCGAGGGCGGCATGTCCGTCCCTAGCTACTAGGAGGTCCCATGGCAGCCAACACCACGGGCGACGTAAGCGCCGATAACATCGCGCGGGCGAACATCTCCGCGATCGCGGGGCGACGACCGGACAAAGGCATCAAGGGTTGGATCCGAAACATGGACCTGTACCAGCGAGACCAGGAGGACTTCGAGGATACTTTGTCATTGATGTTCCGTCCGGAGTCCGTGCGCGAGGCGATCACCGTGCGCTACCAAGACCAGGGCGTGATCGGCATGTCGCATCAATATCAGACCTACGCGCACACCGAGTCGGTGCAGTTCCCGATGCGGATCTACGAAAACGCCTTGATGGCACTCAAGGAGTACAAGTCCAGCGGCGATTTTAGCGGCGATCTGCGGGACACGCCCGAGGGCGGAGCCAGCGAGATGCAGGTGTATAGCGACATGCTGGAGCAGCACCGGCGCTTCCTTGAGGCCCTCACGGTGCCCCCGCTGGGGGTGACCGGCGTGGTCGGTGGCGAGCCGCCAGCGTGCATCGTCAGCATTCCTGGGATCATGACCATCCGGGCGCGCGTGCAGTCGGTCAGCTTCGATTTTTCCCGATGTGACATCGACGGCAACTTGCGGGAGTGGTCGGCGGACGTGCTCTTTCAGGAGGCGCCCCTCGGGCGCGTGACCATGCAGGACGTGCTAACCAACGGCATGTCCCGTACGTGGGGGCTATGATGCTGAGTCCATTTTCACGATTCCTATACAACGTCGAGTACGAGGACGACAGCGGCCGTCACTGGCTCGGGGAGCCGGAGCCTTTCACCTACCGCAACGAGACGGACAACCGCTTCCACGTGGCCCGCGAGGGCGATACGTGGTGGGGGCTCGCGCACGTGTACTTCCCCAGCTTCCCCCGGGCGGGCGGCCTCTGGTGGATCCTGTGCGACTATCAACCCGAGCAGGTGGCCGATCCGACGATCGCGATCACGCCAGGCACGACGCTGGTTATTCCGAGCGAGCGCGTGATCCGCTCGAAGATCTACAACCCCGAACGACGATCGGAGCACTAGATGCCGTTTGCTGGGCCCCGCGTGATCTACCAGCTGATCGATTTCGACAAGGGGGACGAGCTGTGGGCGGAGACGCCGTTCGGCGAGAACTTGATCGACTCCTTCCGAGCGATAAACGAGCGGCTGATCTCGTTCTCCTTCAGCGACCATGAGCGCCAGAAAGATCGCCTGCTGCTCGGTTTCCACAACGCGGATTACGCCCTGCTCGATACGCCCCTGTTCACGCGCGGTCAAAAGTTCGCGGTGGTCTGGGGGTGGCCGGGGCGGATGGGGCCCTCGCGGCGGATGGTCGTCACCAAGGTCACGGGCGGCAACCCGCTGGTAGTGACCATGCACGACACGACCTCGATGCTCGACCGAAACAAGCAGCATCGCTTCATGGAAGACGTCACGGACAGCGAGTTCGTGCGCGAGGTGGCGCGGGTGCATGGGTATCAGGGGCCGACGCTGCATATCGAGGAGACCAGCGTCCGGCATGACGTCACGCAACCGCAATGGCGCACCGACGCTCGGCAGCTATCCTGGCTCGCGCGGCGCAACGGGTTCGTGTTCTACATCGACGCGAGCGGGTTGCACTGGCATTCGCGTAACTGGCGCAACGAGCCGGTGCGCACCTACTTCTACCGCACCGACCCCGTGCAGGGGGCGATCCTTTCCGAGCCGAGAATCGAGGCCAACCTAACGCGCGGGGTATCGACGGTGCGCGTGCTGGCGCGGGATCCGATCACCAAGGAGTCGATCGACGTGTCCGTGGGGCCGAGTACCGCGGACTTCGTGGCGCTGGGCAGCGAGCGAGAAGATGCGCCGAGCGGGGACGCGGGCCTCCGTGCTGACCGGGTAACGCGTGAGGACGTGCGCTCGCTTGGGTTCATGACCCGGGCCGAGGCTGAGGCTGAGGCGCAGGCGCGGTATCGGGAAACCGCGCAGAACCGCTACAAGCTCGAGATGGAGATCATCGGGGACGCGCAGCTCGGAGCGAAGCAGCTGATCGAGCTGTACGGGGTAAGCGATACGACCGACGGCCTGTGGTATATCAAGGAGTTGGAGCACAAAATCGAAGGCGGCCAGTATACCTGCCTGCTGCGGGCGACCAAGGACACGCAGCGCGAGGTCAAGGCGACGGCCAAGGCGCAGCGCAACGCGCGCAAGAACGCCAACGCGAACGCCAATAAGGCGGCGTCGGCCGAATCAATCGCTGCCTACGAGCAGCTCAAGCAGATTCGCAAAAGTGCGACGATGCGCATCGGGCCGAACGGCGAGCCGCAGGTGGTCTGGTACTACGTCGACGACGAGAACGAGCAGGTGACGAACGTTTTAACCCCGGGCGAACTACGCGACCTGGGGCTACGAGCGCAGGAGGCGATCGCGCGCGATGCCGCGTCGACACGTCTTCCGGACAGGTAGGCTAGGATGGAACGGACAGGGTTTGACGGTGACGGCTTCGAGGGCAACCTCATCTACGGGATTCACCAGGGCACGGTGGTTGACAACGTCGACCCCAAGGGCATGCCACGGGTGCGGGTGCGAGTGCCCGGCATCATCGACACAGCGAGCGCGTGGGCGCTGCCACGGGGAAGCGGCGCGAAGCACTGGGGCGTCAACGTGGTTCCCCCGATCGGGGCGGATGTTTACGTGCAGTTTCTTGGCGGGCGCATCGACCAACCGATCTGGGAGCCGGGGCCCCCGGGGCAAGACGAGGTGTTCCCCGAGTTCGCGGCGCCCGACGTGTCGGTTATGGGGCTCGGGCCGTTTCGGCTCATCGTGGATCGGCGGGAGGGCGAGAACACCGCGACCCTCGCGGCGGTCATGACCAACCCGGCGACGGGCAACGAGGAGCGCGTCGCGTCGATTCAGCTTGATGCGGACAACCTCTCGATCCAGATCACGGCGATCGGCGCGATCCAGGTGCAGGGCGAATCGCTGACCGACATCGACAGCGCGGGCGACGTACAGATCAAACAGCGCAAGATCGTGCTGGCCAACCGGCCGATCAACTGAGGTAGAACATGGGCGATTTTCCCAACGATGGGCTTTGTGTAACGCTTCCAGATCTGGCAACCCTGCCGGAACGGATCTGCTTGCCGGGCGGGATCTGCCTGGATTACGCGTGGGATAAGATCGGAGCCATTCCGGGGGCGGCGGATATGCAGCTGAATTTCATGTCCCAGATCGGTCCGGCGATGGCTCCGCTGCAACCGTTTTTTCAATTGCTCGAGACCGTCCTGGCGCTCTTCCGATGCGTCAAGGCGATTCCGGATGCGATCACATCGCTGGACCCGACGGAGCTGCTCAAGTGTTTGCCCGGTCTGGCGAAGGCGGTGGATCAGGTGCTCAAGCTGATTCCGCAGCTATCGATCCCGAAAATGGTGATCGCGATTATCAAGAACCTGGCGACGCTGATCCGTGGCGTTGCGACCGACGTTGCCTATCTAGAAAGCCAGGTGCAGCGCATCGCCGACATGGTGGACCGTGCGAGCGAGTGGAACAACTATCGCCTAAACGGGTTCCTGGTCTGCGCGCAGGACAACGCGGAGCGCTCCCTGGATTCGCTCGTCGAGGCGATGCAGGGGCTTGGCGCCATCGTGCTGACGGTCAACCTGTTTATGGGGTTGTTCGGTGGGCCCGAGGTGCCATGCTTCGGCGATCTGGTGTCGAGCGGCACCTCGTTTGACGTGCTGTCGACGCTACTGGAAAACCTCGCCGAGCTGCTCGACACGATCGCAAACTCGATCCCGGATCCCGATCTAGTGCTAACGCTCGCGCTCGGGGACCAGCGGTGCTAGGATGGAGGGGATATGCCTGTAACTGTTGAACCATTCGGGGCGGGTCTAATCGCCCCCTTTCAGCGAGATAACATCGGCGACGTTGCGAATAGCTCGGGCGCCGACGTGCTCAGCGCGGACATCGGCGAGTTGCTCGGGATTCAGGGGCCCACGCCAGGCACCCCCGGCGAGCTTGCGTGGCGCCCCGAGTTGGGGAGTCGCCTGCATACGTTGCGGCATCGAAAAATGCACAGTGAGCTGGTGCGGGCGACAGCGGAGCAAATGATCGTAAGCGTCATGAAGCAGTACGAGAACCGCGTCCGAATCACCTCGATCACGGTGACTCCGGTTGAGGAGACGCAATCTATGAGCCTGCGCATGACCTACGTACCTCTGGGGGTGGCGGCTCCCGAGGAGGGGACGGTGACCTTCGCGGTCCAGGAGTAATTATGACGCTACCAGCACCAATTGACTATGCCGACAAGGATTTTGATAGCCTGAGGTCGCGGCTGTTCAGTTTGATCCGCTCCGTGTTTCCGCGCTGGACCGACGACGCAGTGGCCAACTTCGGGAACGTGCTGATCGAATCGTTCGCCTATATCGGCGACGTGCTGATCTACTACCAGGACAAGCAGGCGCGGGAGTCCAGGTTCGCCTATACGACCCTGCGCAAGAACATGATCGCGCTGTGCAAGCTCATCAACTATCAACTTGAGGGCGCGACGGCGGCAAGCGCGGACGTGGTGGTGACCGTCACCAACGCGTCCCTGCTCACCGGCACGGTGTCACCGAGCGGCGGAGCGAGTACCCCGGTGATCGTGCGCACCGACGAGGTGACCGACCCCGTGCGCGGCGAGCTAACGGGGCCCGTTTCGTTCAACCTGGCGGCGGGGGAGACCTCGAAGACCTTCACCTGGCGGCACGTGCTGACTCAGCCGCGCTTTCAGGTGGCGAGTACCGGACGCGCGGATCAGTTCTACGAGCTGCCGATCACGCCCTTCCTCGATGAGTCCGAGGACGTGAGCACGACCGTCGACGGCGCCTATACGCGGGTGACGAGCTTTTTGAATAGCGGGCCGACGGATAAGCACTATCGCGTCCAAGTCGACCAGAACGATCGGGCCCGGGTGATCTTCGGGGACGGATCCAACGGCAAGATCCCCGAGGGCGACATCTACGTGGACTACAAGACCGGCGGCGGGCTGGTCGGAAACGTCGAACCCGGGGCGCTCAAGCGCATGGAGACAACCCTCGTTGACACCAACGGCGTTCCCGCTGTGGTGACGGTGACCAATGCGCTCGCGGCCACGGGCGGCGGTCCGCGCGAGGAGGTCGAGGCGGCACGCCAGAACGCCCCGGCGTCGCTGCGCGTGCTCAACCGTGCGGTGGCGCGCGAGGACTACGAGATCGTCGCAAACCAGGTGCCCGGGATCGGGCGATCTCTCATGCTGACCAGCAACGAGGACGCGACCGTCGGCGAGAACCGGGGCAAGCTGTACGTGATCCCAACCACGGGCGGCGATGCGAGCAGCGCGCTAGTCGGCGACGTGTACGGTGCCTTCGGCAAGGGCGGATACGCTTCGCCCCTACCGGACGGACAAACCTACGAGACGACAATCACCTTTCAACTGGAGGTGCTCACGGCCGCCTATCTGGAGGTCGACGTTTCCGCGACCGTGTATCTTACCGAGGGGCAGACGGCCAGCACGGTCAAGGCGGCCATCGAGGCCGCCCTGGAAGACTACTTCGATCCCATGCTGGCGGACGGTTCGGTGAATCCGAATATAGATTTCGGATATAATTACAAGGACAGCACCGGGGACCCGGCGGGCGAGCTGTCGTGGTCCGACATCTTCAACGTGATCCGCGACGTCG